TACACCATTCTGGAGCGACTTCAGGAAGTTGACCAGATCGCCTTGGAAGTCATACTCACTTGGGTTCTCAGCGATCTTGTTCCTGGCGCTGATCTGGTCTATCTCGTTGACAGAACGTGGCGCTCCACCGTACAAGGTTGTGTACTCAGGTGTCGCTGTTGCATCCACGCCTCCAGTGACGCCACCGCTGGATGCGACATCACCGCCTTGCTTGGCTGCCCACTCTTCAAAGGCTCGCATGAAGTCAGCATCTGTCATGCCACCAGTGACATTGGCTGGAGTGCCACCGCCAGTGGTTGTATCTGTCGGTGGAAGCCCTGTGGTTGGGTCGATGATCTGAACTTTACCGTCTGGAGTGACTACCCTGCTTGGCCTTGCGCTGGTCTTGACGTACTGACCCGCCGCATTGGTAAAGCCAAGCTGATCCTGTGCAACTGATGTGGCTATGGAGGCCAGGAAGTCACTGTCAGTCCAGTCCTTGACGGTGGAGCCAATGTAAGAGGTTGCTCCAGTAGCCAGTGCTGCTTTGAACGGGTCGTTGCCATAGACCGCCGCAGATGCTGCTGCGCTACCCGCCTTGGACAGTGAGCTGGTGACGTTCTTGCCGGCACCCGCATCAGTCAAGAAGTCCTTGATGGTTGAGCCTGCATAGCGACTCAGTCCAGATGCGGCAGCACCCTCCCACACACTGTTGCCAGCCAGGCCAGCCTGAACACCCCCAGCGGCAGCGGTAGACAATGCATTTGCTGCGTTGACAGAGATGTCTCTATTGCCAACACTGCTCTCCAATGCATCAGCAACTCCAGTCTTGGCCAAGCCAGCCAGAGAGCTACCAACCTGCTGTTTGATTGATCCCTCCAGAGCCTTACCGATGTCCCCACCATTGGCCACTGTGCCAACTGCTGTGTTAGCGCCGATGCTTGAGATGGCCTTGGCTGTTGATGCTCCGATAGAACCATCCGTCACGCTGGATGCCAGGGCTGTGTCTATACCTTTGGAAACGTAGGCACCAGCTCCTGACAACACGGCACCTTTGACTGCACTCTTCAGTGCGTCATCCAGTCCACCACCATTCACAAGTGTCAGGCCAGCATTTAAAGCTGCTCCGTTCACCGCTGTGGCTAGGACACCTGTACTCATCCCCATCATGCCAGCAACACCGCTTGCAGTAGCGGTAGTTGTCGCAGCTACAGTTGCAGCGGTAGCGACCTCTGCCGTTGCAGCGGTAGCGACAGCCGTTTCTGCTGCACCCCATGCGCCAGCGGCTGCGCCACCTGTATATACAACTGCGGCTATGACAGCGATTTCACCAGCGTGGTTAATGGCGGTCTCTGCGACGTGCGCAATACCACTCCCAACCTCTTCTACCACATCACCAACTGAGGAGACCACATCCTCTGCGATGTCACCAACGGCATCAACGACGCTTCCGACGACCTTGCTCACGACACGTACAACTGCAGACATTAGACGCCTCTCTTTCTTCCAAGAGATAAGGTTGCCCTGTAGCCGCCATCCTCTGTTTTAGAGACGGAGTACCCCATTCCTTCATTCGGTGGACTCTTGGCTAAGAACTTAAATATGTTCATGATGGACGGGTCTTTAAAGTCCACTGCTACCACATCGAATCCTGCCTTGTACGCAGCTACAGAGAAAACTTTTGCGTTCTTGACGTAGTTGTAAGCAGAGTCTGCATTCAGTACGCGCATCAGCCCATAACCTGGCTTCTGTGACTTGTGTACGATAAAGATCGTATTGCCCTCCCGCACCTTCCAAGCGTCAGGAGAGGCCATCTCTACACGGATAGCGCGTATGGCTTGCTCTGGAGAGTATGGACTCTTGGTCTCTGCATTGGCTACTGCAATGATCTGGTCGGTGTTGAGCTTTTGCACATCGCTTGGCGTGATGGTTGATGCCATTTATACCTCCAGTGAAAAGATGGCTGCTGCATAGATATTTCCCATGCCGGCAGCCAGAGACATGATCAGACCAGGGGTTGGCTTAGTGCCCTCAGAGATGAACACGGCATCATGCTCAGTTCTGTTCTTGATGCATGGGACTGTTCCATTAAGACGCATTGAATCCATCAGCATGATGCTTTCAAGTAGGCCGCTGGCACCCATGGTGTGTCCGATGGATGGCTTGAAAGAGGTGGCAATGAACTCCGTCAACAGGCCAGTGATGGCAGCACTCTCTGCAGTGTTATTGGATGCTGTTCCAGTGCCATGCGTCTTCACCACGGAGATGTCTGATGGTGTGACTTGTCCAAGCTGCATAGCCCCTACCATGGCCTTGGTGAATCCCTCACCGCTGGGCAACTGGCTCAGAGGGTTGCTGCATTTCTCACTGGCTGCGTAGGCACTGACAAGCCTGGCTTGTGGCACAGAGCCAGATGATGCAGCCACAGCTTCTGACTCAAACACAGCCAATGCGGCTCCTTGGCCAATGTGGAACTGACCATTCACAGTGTCAAAAGCAGATGGCTTCTTGGTGTTCTCTCCGTCCATGTACGGCAGAGACGCCTTGGATTCACCAAAGAACTCAAGCGTTGCATTGTTGACCTGATCCTCGACAGTCAGCACGATGACGCGACCATAGCCGTAATGGCGTATGAGTGTCTGTGCATCCATGAGAACCTTTAGGCTGGAGGCGCAAGCAGATGAATCAACCGTCACCATGTCCATGTCACCAAAGAGCATGGCGACTTTACTGGCCCAGATTTGTGTCAGGGTCAGTGGCGCAAACTTGTAGACGTAGCTCAAGCTGCTGCCCTTTCGCTTGGTCAGGTGCTCACCAGAGAAGTTGGAGTTGCCTGCAGCCAGGATGAATGCAGTCTTTTCCGCTGGGTTGGACTTGATCCTGTCAATGATGCTCTTGTCCAGGACGTGTCCAGCCACCTTGTGTGGTGGGTATGACATGCCAGTGGCTGTACCAGCGTAGCTGCCATTGAGCATGTGGACGTACTGAGGGAACAGCACATCGCTTACCAATGTCGCCTGATGTGAGCAAGCTACCTTGCTGTCGGTCAGGTAGATCATTGGCACTTCTCCATGGCCTCTGCCACTGATACGTGCTCTGCTTGACGATGCAACTCAACAAGCTCAAGCAGTTCCAGTGGCGTTGCAGGGTGCAGCGTCTTGGCTACCTCGTCGTCAATTTCGTAGATGACACCGATGTAGCAATGGATCATCATCATGTCCAAAGAGTCAATTGGTGTATCTGTGAACTTGGTGTCCATGCTTGTGAGCACGAACTCGTCAGCGGTCAGTGGCCTAGCCAGCTTGGCTATGGCGTTGAGCAACTCCAGGAATTGAGCATGAGTCATTCAGCATTACCCTGTGATTGAGTTGCCAAGGTTGAACGTCAGGCCCACTGGTGTCGTCGCTCCGGTGACGATCAGAGTCACATCCTTGGTAGACACACTGGAGTCGATGACAGTTGACGCAATGGCCAGCTTGGTCGTTGTCGCAGTGCATGCCAGTGTGGAGCCGACGTTCACGCCAGCCACCTGGAGCTGTAGAGTGCAGGAACCAGAGGTCAGCTTGGCAGTCAGGCTGTCGATGGTATGAACACACCCAGCGAACAAAGCGATGGTGTACGTTGTGTTGGTCAGTGTTCCAGCAATGCTCCCAACGATGGGACTCTTCTTTGCGAAGTCTGGCAATGCAGATGTTGGAATCTGGCCGGATGAGTTCAAAGGTGCCACACCATTGGCAGCTCCAACCGATGACACCTGAACCAAGCTGGTGGTATCGAATGGCGCAAACTCCAGAGAGGTAGCTGTTGAGTTCAGGCGCAGGAACTGGAGTGCATTGGCAGCCAGTGGCAGCGGAATCATGCCGTTTGGAGAGCTATTGAGCCAGCGCGTACCGTCATAGAACATCAGCGTAGGCACAGCATAGCTCGTGTTGACCCATAGATCGCCAGTGACTGCGCCAGTGGGTGCTGATGCAGACACGGTGATCTTTGCTTTGCCAGCCAGTGAGTTCTCCAGTCCAAATACCTTCGCTTGCTCAATGCTGTTATCTGGGATGTTGATCGCGCTCAGCCGTATCAGTCCAGAAGTAGCGTACTTGTCCTCCATCATCAGTCCACCAACGTCACGGATTGCAGAGTTGGAGATACAGACGATAGTGATGATGTTCCCAGATGTCTGGGAGGTTGTCATAGAGATGGTTCCAGTAGCTGGCGACCTGATGAAGTCGTAGCTCCCACCCTCTCGCTGCAAGATGCCGTTACGGTACACAGCCAACTCTTCAGTCGTCAGGTGAGGGAATGGGAATGTCACCTGTGCGCTAGATGCCACATGGTCAACGCGCCTGAAGGCTGCAGCAGGGTTGGATCGAACAGTGGCAATGGTGACAACCTGAGATGCAGAGACCCCAGTGTTCATGGTGACTGCCGTTGGGCTGACCACGTAGGATGACTCTGCCATCAAGGCACCATTGATCCACACCATCAGTACCGATGACGCACCTGATGTGATATACGGGAACACTGTCTGTGAAGCTGTTGCCACAACATCCATCCGGTTGGAGAACAGTGGAGCCTCAATGGTTCCAACACTCTCTCCTGACGTGCCACGGATGTCATTTGTCGCTGCAATCATCGTCCACTCGTTGACGGTAATGTCTGACCTGTACTCAATGCCAGTGGCTGGATTGAAGCGGAACTCGTAACCAATGTTGACGTTTCCAGCATCATCGAAAATCTTGTCCAGAAGTTCAAAGATGGTGCGGTTGCCAATCTCAGCACCATTCAGGTAACGGATGATGTTCTCAAACTCAGCGTTGGTAGCCTCAGATGAGGTGTAGCGGTTGGCATAGTATTGGCGTAAGCGTGACATGTTATTGCTCCTTGGTAAGAATGCCGATGCCAAACAAGCGGATCATCTTGCTTGACTCAAAACGAATGCGGAGGCGCACACCTGTGTAGGAGTGGCTGAATGGCCTGGTGAACTGACGCTGCAATGGGACGCCAGCGTATGCGTTCTCATCCTTGTCTGGCATGACGAACTCGTAGGTTCCAAGCTGTCGGCCAGTCTCGTCCTCTGCGTCAACGTAGACGGTGCCAGCACCTGATGCATAGAGCACCAGCATCAGCCCCATCTTTGGATTGAATAGGTCTTTGTGCCACAAGATAGGCGTCAGAGCGTATCCAGAGCCACGCACCGAGTCATTGGAGTACCAGCGCCCCACCTTGTGGATGCCTGACGGTGCGCCATAGTATTGGCGGCCAGCTAGGTAGTCTCCGCACTGCACGTTGGCGAACTTGGATACCGCCCATTTGATCTTGGTGGTGTCACCCTCTTGCTTGGATGGCGACAGCATGCCGCTCAGCCGGTAGGAGACGTTGGCGTTTACCGGGAACATGACGTGCAGCCGGCCATCGTCTGGGTTGAAGTGGGCATTGACCTTCTGAGGGTCGCTCACCATGCTCAGCAAGCTCTGGTAAAGCTCTTGGATGTCCTCTGACAGCGGGTTGGTGTAGACGGTAGTGCCGTTCAGGGCAGAGCGGCGCAGTGAGTGGATGCCTGCCTTGGAGCAAAAGAAC